TTACTATTCAGGATTATACAACAAAAGAGATTATTACCTGGGGAGTCAAACCATTTGATAATAAGCAAAAGAATGTTACATATCACTATTGCCCCAGTGAATATCAACTTCTCAGCTCTTTTATTGAATACTGGATGGTTGATGTTCCAGATGTCGTGACTGGATGGAACATTCAGTTTTATGATATTCCTTATATTTGTAAGCGATTAAATCGTGTTCTTGGTGAGAAACTAATGAAACGTTTCTCTAATTGGGGACTCGTATCTCCGGGAGAAGTGTTCAAGCATGGTCGTAAGCATACGACATTTGATATTGGTGGTATGACTCAACTTGATTATCTGGATCTCTACAGGAAGTTTACCTATAAAGCTCAGGAATCTTATCGTCTTGATTATATTGCAGAGGTAGAGTTGGGACAGAAGAAACTGGACCACTCAGAGTTTGATACCTTCAAAGATTTCTACACTCATGGGTGGCAGAAGTTTATTGAATATAATATCGTTGACGTAGAACTTGTTGACCGACTAGAAGACAAGATGAAGTTGATTGAACTTGCTTTGACCATGGCCTATGATGCTAAGGTTAATTACAATGATGTCTTCTATCAAGTAAGAATGTGGGATAATATTATATACAACTATCTTAAAAAAACTAACGTTGTAATTCCACCAAAGGTTGATGCCAATAAAGATGAAAAGTACGCGGGTGCTTATGTCAAAGAACCGATTCCGGGAAAGTATGATTGGGTTGTCAGTTTTGACCTTAACTCTCTTTATCCTCATCTTATTATGCAGTACAACATCTCACCAGAGACATTACTTGATGAGAGGCACCCAACAGCTACAGTTGATAAAATCCTTAATGAGGAATTAAACTTTGAACTCTATAAGGACAATGCAGTTTGTGCTAATGGTGCAATGTTCCGAAAGGATGTGAAGGGATTTCTTCCAAAACTGATGGAAAAAATGTATGGGGATCGTGTTATCTTCAAGAAGAAAATGCTTGCTGCTAAACAACAATATGAAAAAACTCCAACTAAAGCACTTGAGAAAGAGATTGCCAGGTGTAATAACATTCAAATGGCAAAAAAGATTTCTCTTAACTCTGCTTATGGTGCTATCGGTAATCAGTATTTCCGGTATTACAAACTAGCAAATGCTGAAGCCATTACGTTGTCTGGTCAGGTATCCATTCGTTGGATTGAAGGGAAGATGAATGGGTATCTAAATAAACTTTTGCAAACTGAAGAAGTAGATTATGTTATCGCATCTGACACTGACTCAATCTATCTTGACATGGGACCTATTGTTACTAAATTTTTTGGTAGTAAGTCTGGTGATAAAGCAAAGATTGTTTCAATACTTGACAAGATCTGTGAAGACAAGTTGGAACCATTCATCGAACAGTCTTATCAGGACCTTGCGGATTATGTCTCGGCGTATGAACAGAAAATGCAAATGAAGCGTGAGAATATTGCTGACCGTGGCATTTGGACCGCGAAGAAGCGATATATTCTCAACGTATGGAATAGTGAGGGAGTCCAATACTCAGAACCCAAACTTAAAGTCATGGGTATTGAGTCTGTTAAATCATCAACTCCAGCTCCTTGCCGCAAGATGCTCAAGGATGCATTTAAACTTTTGATGACTGGAACTGAAGATGATGTAATTGATTTTATTGAAAAGTCTAGGAAGGAGTTTAAGACCCTTCCGCCAGAACAAGTATCATTTCCACGATCAGCATCTGATGTTGAGAAGTACAAGTCTCATTCGTCAATCTATGCTAAAGGAACTCCGATTCATATCCGTGGAGCCTTACTATTCAATCACTATATTAAGCAGAATAAGTTGGACAATAAATATTCACTTATTCAAAATGGGGAAAAGATTAAGTTCTGCTATTTGAAAAAACCAAATACACTTCATGAGAACGTAATCTCATTCATCCAAGAGTTTCCAAAAGAACTTGATATTGACAAATATGTGGACTATGACTTACAATTCGAGAAGTCTTTTCTTGAGCCACTCAAGACAATTCTTGATTCTATTGGATGGAATATCGAAAAGCAAAACACCTTGGAGTCATTTTTCGTATGAAAGACCAAAACGCAATCACCGATGATGAAACTAAAAAAGAAAAGTGGAATCGTGGTTTAGACATTTTTATTGAATCTGTTATAAAACCCGATCCAGCACTTCGACAGTGTGCTCACAATCAAAGATGCTATCATGAACTTATGGATGTTCGTCAAAATGTATTGGATTATTTAAAAAGCTTGAGGTGGAATTAATGGATCTTCCTATTAATGATAAGGAACTTGAAACTATTATTAGTGCCCTTCGTTTTGGTGGAGACACATCTCTCTATCAAAAACTTTGGACTTATAAAATGAACTATAGAAAGCAAAAAGTTAAGTGATGGATTTTCTGAAAGAAATTGTAAAAGAAATAGGAGATGAGTACACAAAAGTCGCAAGAGACATTGACGACACAGAGAAATATGTGGACACGGGTTCGTATATTTTTAACGGACTTGTTTCAGGGTCTATATTTGGCGGTGTATCTGGGAATAAGATTACTGCCATTGCTGGCGAGTCTAGTACTGGAAAAACTTTTTTTAGCCTTGCGGTCGTCAAGAATTTTCTTGATTCTAACCCTGACGGGTATTGTCTATATTTTGACACTGAAGCCGCTGTTAACAAGTCTCTTCTCGCAGATAGGGGCCTAGACCTTGATCGTGTGGTAGTTGTCAATGTTGTGACAATCGAAGAGTTCCGCAGTAAGGCACTCAAGGCAGTGGATATTTATTTAAAAAAACCTGAAGATGAACGCAAACCGTGCATGTTTGTGCTAGACTCTTTAGGGATGCTCTCGACCGAGAAAGAGATTACTGATGCCCTGAATGAAAAGCAAGTTCGGGACATGACTAAATCTCAACTCGTCAAAGGTGCATTCCGTATGCTTACCCTTAAACTGGGCCAAGCAAATATTCCTATGATCGTTACCAACCACACCTACGATGTCATTGGCGCTTATGTACCTACAAAGGAAATGGGTGGAGGCAGTGGACTCAAGTACGCAGCTTCTACAATCATCTATCTCAGCAAGAAAAAGGAGAAGGATGGAACAGAAGTCATTGGAAATCTTATCAAGGCAAAGACTCATAAGTCGCGTTTAAGTAAGGAGAACAAGGATGTTACGGTGCGTCTTTATTACGATGAGCGTGGTCTTGATCGATATTATGGTCTTCTTGAACTTGGTGAGATTGGCGGACTTTGGAAAAACGTTGCTGGTAGATACGAAATAGATGGTAAAAAAGTCTATGCCAAAGCCATCTATAAAGATCCAGAATCATACTTCACTGAAGAAGTAATGGAAAAACTAGACCAAATTGCACAAAAGGAATTTAGTTATGGAGAAAGTTGAGGTTCTTATTCTTAGAAACCTTTTATATAATGAGGAATATCTCCGTAAAGTAATTCCATTTATCAAGGCAGATTACTTCGAAGATCTACATCAAAAAGTAGTCTTCGAAGAGATGTTAAAGTTTGTAGAGGAGTACAATACTGCTTCTACAAAAGAAGTTCTCTGTATTGAAGTGGAGAAGCGTAACGATATTAACGACACTTCTTTTCAAGAGATTACAAAATTAATCAGCTATCTTGAGGATGTTCCTACAGATTATGAATGGTTAGTTAACACTACAGAGAAGTGGTGTAGAGATCGTGCCATCTATTTGGCACTCATGGAATCCATCTCACTTGCTGATGGTAAGGATGAGAAGAAGGATCGTGATGCTATTCCAGGTATCCTCTCAGACGCTCTAGCAGTGTCTTTTGACCCTAATGTAGGTCACGATTACTTACTTGATTATGAGGCAAGGTATGAGTCATATCACCGCAAAGAAGACAAGATCGAGTTCGACCTTGAGTATTTCAACAAAATCACGAAAGGTGGTCTCCCGAATAAAACGCTTAATATTGCTCTCGCTGGCACTGGCGTCGGTAAGAGTTTGTTTATGTGCCATGTTGCATCTTCAGCACTCCTTAATGGAAAGAACGTATTATACATCACGCTTGAGATGGCTGAAGAAAAGATTGCAGAAAGAATTGATGCTAACCTTCTCAATGTTCCAATTCAGGAGATAACTGAACTTCCCAAGTTAATGTTTGAAAACAAAGTAACCAAACTTGCTGAAAAAACTCAAGGCACTCTTATAATTAAGGAATATCCTACGGCATCAGCTCATGCTGGACACTTTAGAGCACTTCTTAACGAACTTGCACTTAAGAAGTCATTTAGACCTGATATTATTTTCATTGATTACCTTAATATATGTGCTTCCTCCCGTTATCGCGGAAACAGCACTGTCAATTCATATTCGTATATTAAGTCTATTGCAGAGGAACTTAGAGGATTGGCTGTTGAGGCAAACGTCCCTATCGTATCTGCCACGCAGACCACTCGTTCTGGTTATGGTAGCTCTGACGTTGACCTTACTGACACTAGTGAGTCCTTTGGTCTCCCTGCTACTGCTGATCTTATGTTTGCCCTTATTAGCACTGAGGAACTTGAACAA